ATGGAGGGGAGGAGGGGGTCTGTCGTTATCAATTTCTCTAATACCCCCCACCGATAGCGCCTCCCGAAATTTTTTATAAAAACACGACCATGAGCTACGGCAAAGACGGCGGACCACTGCATGAGGTAATGATTAACCTCATCCCTTGGGTCATCTACACGCTTCAACAGGTGTGGGAAGACATGAGGGTCGGCGGGAGTATCGACGAGATGTTCACCCATGCCCTTATGGGAACGCTGAACTCTGGCCGCAAGGGGCGCCAGATACCGGATGGCATTATCTGTTGGGACGGCGGCAACGCGCTCATTGAGATTGGCAGGTGCCGGCCAGACAAGTGGCACGACCGGCCTTGGATTCATTGGTCTTTTGACGGACGCACAACCGTCATCAATCACAACGGCGATCCGATGCTCAATGAGGTCGCCGAGTATTTGGAAATCGCGGCCCAAAAGCCCGAGGCACAACAACACCAGCAAATCCAACAGGAGCAACTAGCAGCATGATCAAAGACATCCTCACCAAAGCAAAGTCAGCAATCGGTCAATCCATCAGTCAGCCCGCCCAGGTTGCCGCCGCGGAACCCGCCAAGCCAACCCCAGAAGCCACCCTCAAAGCCGCCCCAGTCACCGACCAGCAGCTTGCCGAGACTGTCGCCAAACAAGTCGGCTACCAACCCGGCGACCAGGTGACCGGCGCCGTTCTCCCCAAGAAGATTCCCAACACCCGCCTGCTCTACGTCTCGGTGCCAGACTGGAGCGAGCCGGTCATCTGCTCAGTGCAGAACGCCGCGGACTGGTCGGCCGGCGAGCGCATCAAGTGTGTGTACGTCAAAGCCGACACCGAGGGTCGCCTTGTCTTTGAGAACCGCGACGGCATCCGCCGCAACCGGTGGCGCCGATGAGCGTAGCCGCCACCAACTACGTCTGGACGCAATCGCCCGCGGAGGGTGCCGACCGGCTTGTCCTGCTGGCCTTGGCCGACTTTGCCGATGAGGCGGGTAACTGCTTCGGCTCGTGGGGCAAGCTCGAGGAAAAGACCCGCCTCGCCCGCGCCACGGTCGCCCGGTGCCTTCGCCGCCTGCAAGACCGCGGCGAGCTGATCATGGTCGAAAAGGGCCACCGGAAGCTGGCCGGCGACGGCGCCGAGGCATCGATTTGGAAGATCCCCGGTGTGTCCGCCGAGATGGGTCTCAGAATGAGACCGGTCTCAGAAAGAGACCCAAGTAGTGTCACGATGAGACCTAAGTGGTCTCACGATGAGACCCCAACTATAAGAAACATAAAGGAACGTAATAAAGGCGCTGACGCGCCCACTCCGGCGATTTCATCGCCTTCGTTACCTTCCTCGGAAGTAGCGGCACCCAAACCAAAACGCGCCCCCGCTCCCAAATTCGACCCATCATCCCTCCCCTTGCCCCACGGCCCTGGTCTGGCCACCGCTTGGCAGCGCTTTATTCAGCACCGCCGCGAAATCGGCCACCGACTCACGCCGACCGCAAGCCGCGACATCATTGCCGACTTGGGCAAGGTCAATGAGGCGGCCGCCGTTGAGGCCATCAACAAGTCCATCAAGCGCGGATATCGAGGCGTCTTCATCGATGCACCGGCCACCGCGCCCAAGCTCGTCCCTTTGCCACCCCAAGGCCAACGGAAACAAACCGCCCTCGAGCGCAGCCTCGCCGAAATGCGCGAACAATTCGCAAAGGAGAACGCAGCGTGACGCAGCCCGCTTTATTTGCGCTGACCGATGGCGAGCATTCTGCGGTGACCGAGGGCGGTGCAGCCGCTCTGCAGATTGACTCTGGCCCAAAGGGCGCAATTGTTGAAAAGCGTTTTGAAATCGCAGCTCTAGAGCGCGGCTACGAAGTTGCAGTCAACATTGGAGGCGGCAGAGATTTTGATCACATCATCCGCAAACCGCCGGGTCGGCCATTAGTAATTCAAGAGAAAACCGGCATTTGGAATCCTCGCCACAGCGCCTACAAAATCTATAATACTGGCCGCAATAGCAAGCCGTACTCTCAACACGCTTACGACGTGTTGGCGGCCTATCTGCCCGACCGCAAGCAGTGGCTTTTTTACACAAGATCTGAGTTTGCCAATCGGGGTAGCACGAACTACCAGCCGCAAGAATTCAGAAAAGTAGCCCGCATGGTTTCTCGCGGCGTGCATGGCGAGCTTATGGCCGACCGCAATCCCAACAACTGGGAACTCCTCGACCAAGTCGCGGCTATGTATTCGCAAGAATCTTTAGGGGTAGCCCAACAAATGTCCGACCCTCCCTGTACATTTGACCAGTAATTTTATGAAAACCGCCAAAGGCACCAAGAAAAAGGCGAGCGCCCCCAAGGCGCCGAAAACCGTCTACAACGTCAACGTCGAATACGTCGAAGCCATCGCCGACGAAAGCATCGCCACCATCATGGCCCTGCGCGCCCTCGTCCGCAAACTCGCCACCGAGCTGCAGGAGGCCCGCAAATGACCCTGCACAACGGCAAGACCCTGGCCCTCGAATATGAACCCACCGGCCCGCTGTTTGGCCGGCTCATGCTTGAGGCCACGTCGATCAACGCAGCGTGCGACCGCTTCCTCGCCAAGCGCGGTCTGATCACGCAGCCATCCTTCCGCAACTCCGGCTTCATCTTCGGCCGCGGCAAGCGGAGGGCGCGCAAATGAGCACGATGATCCCCGACCTGGTTGTCGGCTCGGTCGGCTTCGGCTCCAACTTCGCGGACAACACCGCCTCGCTGGAGTCGCAGGTCCGTGAGCTGATCCGCTCCAACAATCGCCTCATCCGCGTCATCAACCGCTGCGTCAAGCCGTCCAACGAAGTCGCCAACGAGGCGCATGACGCCATCGAAGAGGCCACCGCGATCCGATGAGCACCGCAAATGTACACGCCGTAAACATGTCCTCCGCAACGTGTACACAAAACCCTGTTTCATCGACATGAGCGCTGGCAAGGGCGACCGACTGCGGGCTGTCAACGGCGCCAAATACCGCGCCAATTTCGACCACATTTTTTCGCCAAAGAAACCCAAAAAACCCTTGACCCTCATGCCTACACTTGCCAACATATGCCTACAGATCACGCCACGACAATTAGAAGTCCCACGTCATGGCCACTGAGCATCAACCACCACCGCCCAAGGAACACCACATCACGCCATGGCTCGAAGAATCATTTCGCCTCGTAGACGCAGCGTGCGACCGCTGGGAACGTCGCCGCGCACAACTCGCCCGCAGGAAGGAAGAAAATGAACGCGCTCATTCTGACCTACCTCGCGCTGATCGTTCTGACGTTCATTGTCATAGTCGTGCTGGAAAACAATGACGACGGAGGCGCCGCCTAAAATGAAACGCACCGTCCCACAAAGCCCTGCCACCGAGCGCACTGTCCTCGGTTCGCTCATGGCCGATCCCAAACTTTGCGACGAAGTCTCCGGCATCCACGCCGATCTTTTCTACACGCCCGCGCATCGCCTCATCTACGAGACCATCGCCGAAGTCCGCGGTGAAGGCGGCACGCCCAACGTCATCGCCGTCACCCAGCGCATCGACGCGCAGCACAAGCTCAACTTCGTTGGCGGCGCCGGTGCCCTCACCGAGATGCTCGGCGACTACGCCGGAGGCAGCGCCGCGGTCGAATATCACGCCCAAACCCTCCGCGACCTCCACGCCCGCCGCCGCATCATTGACGCCTCGGTCGCCATGCAAGCCGCCGCTCAGGACATGGCCGCGGACGCCGACAGCGTCCTGCAGCAAGCCGGCGAGAGTGTCCTCAGTCTTTCGCTCACCACCGCCACCGACAGCATGCGCGCCCCAAGCGCCATCGTGCCGGGACTCCTTGAAGAGCTGGAAAGCCTCATGGCCGGCGGCAAAAAGCTCGGGTTGCAGACCGGCATCCGCGACTTCGACCAAGTCACCGGCGGACTCCGCGGAGGCCAGCTCACCATCATCGCCGGCAGACCTGCCATGGGCAAAAGCGCCCTCATGCTCAACATGGCCGACAACATGTCCCGCCGCGGAGTGCCAGTCGTCTACTTCAGCCTCGAAATGCCCGCGAACGAACTCGCCGCGCGCGTAGTCCTCGGCCGCGCTGAGACCAACACCGAGATCATCCGCAACGGATTCCTCACCGCCAGCATCAAACACCGCATTTTTGACGCCGCCACGCAATTTTCCACAGAACCCCTCTATGTGGACGATCGTGGCGGCCTCACCCTCTTAGACATCCGCGGCCGCGCCCGCCTCGCCGTCCGCCGCTGGGGCGTGAAGTGCATCTTCGTGGACTACCTCCAGCTCGTCTCACATTCCGGCGCCCAAAGCCGCGAAAACGAAGTCGGCTTCGTCAGCCGCGGGTTGAAAGCCATGAGCATGGAGTTAGGCATTCCCGTAGTCGCCGCCGCCCAGGTCAACCGCCAAGCCGAGCAGCGCAGCGACAACCGCCCAAAGCTCTCCGACCTCCGCGAGAGCGGCAGTATTGAGCAAGACAGCGACATCGTTTGCTTGATCCACCGTCCCGCCTACTACGCCGTGCAAGACGAGGAACCGGAAGTCCAAGACGCCGAGCTGATCGTCGCGAAACACCGCGCCGGCCGCACCGGCACACTCAACCTCACATGGCGTCCCTCGCTCACCCGCTTTGAAGGCACCCCCTCGTTCGGCCGTACCAGCGACAGCGATGGCTCCGTCTACGCACCGGCGAAACAACTTTGGGAGGCGCTCAATGAATAAGGACGACAAAAACTTTGTGCATATTTGGGCCAGCGAACCGCCGAAAAACATTCCGCTAACAGTAAAAGCCTATGACTGCGGCGAATGGGTTATTTTGAACGCCACATACGTTAGGGGTGGTGAGTGGGAAAACTCGCGCTATAGGACGCTTCCCGAAGGCGTTGTCCGATATTGGAGCTATTCAAGCCGATGATCAACTCCCGCCAGAAAGGCGCCAGCTTCGAGCGCGAAGTCGCCAAGGCATTGACCGCCGAAGGCTTCCCCGCCAAGCGCGGAGCGCAAGTCTCGCAAGGTGCCTGGGGCGTGTCCGCACCGGACGTGATTGTGCCCTGCTTGCCGGACTGGCACTTTGAATGCAAACGCCACGGCCGCGCGCGGCTGGATCTTGATGCGGCCATCTGCCAAGCCCGGCGCGATGCCAACAAAGACCTTGGCCCCGGCAAATACAAATACTCCGCGGTCGTCCACCGCCGCGACCACAGCGACACGCTGGTCACCCTCACGCTGCGCGACTTCTGCCACCTCATGCGCGAGTCCAGTTTTCCTATCCAACCAAAAAACCAAAATGAATAAAACCATAACCACACCGGCTGGCATTGCCAGATACCCCCACCTCAACCGCCCGGACACGAAGTTCGACGAAGTCGGAAAATACAAAGTCGATCTTGAAATGACGGACGAAGAGGCTGCTCCGTTTATCGCCCAGATCGATGAGATTTTCTCTCCGTATCTGGCTGCGAAAAAAACCGAACTGCGCAAACCCAACGTCAAAATTGCCGACATGCCCTGGGTTTCCAATGACGGCATGACGCAGCTCAGGCTGCGCGTCAATCCGACCGGAACCAACAAGAAAACCGGCGAGACATGGAGCCGTCAACCAACGCTGTTCAACCTCAAAGGCGAAATCATCACCGACAACATCGGCAATGGCAGCCGCATCAAAGTCGCCGTCATTCCGTATTGCTGGTATGTCGCCACAAAAGGCGTTGGCATCACCCTGCAACCCAAGGCAGTCCAAGTGCTGGATCTGGTTACTTGGGGATCTGGCACAAGCGCCGTGTCCTACGGCTTCGACGTTTCGGAAGCCAAGCCCGCCGCTCGCAAGACCGGCACCGACGACGAAGAAATTAGCTGGTAATTCTTATGCCCAAGAAAAACACCACAACCAAATCCACAAGGGGGGCGGCAAAACGCCGCTCCCCTTCCAAAGCCGCCAAGCCCGCCGAGCCGGATCGCTTCACCGAGGACGGACGCAAAATCGTCCGCCTTGAGAAGACCCGCGCACACCAGAAGTATCCGTTGGCAGACGGCACCGACGTTCCCGGCGCCTCAACCATCGCCAAGATCGGCGAGGACAGCAGCGGCCTCATCCACTGGGCGTGGAAGCTCGGCATGGAAGGCCAAGACTACCGGAAGGTGCGCGACAAGGCCGCCGACATCGGGACCATCGCGCACTTCCTCATTGAGTGCTTCCTCCACAACCACGTTGCCGACCTCTCCGAGTTCAGCCCCGCGGATGTCGAGAAAGCCACCATCGCGTTCAACAACTTCAAGCGCTGGTGGGACGAAGAAGGTCTCACCGTCATCGAGCCGGAGGTTCAACTTGTAAGCGAAACTTACTTGTTCGGCGGCACCATCGACGCACCCAGCCGCGACCGTGACGGCAAGATCGTCCTGCTCGACTGGAAGACATCCAAAGCCATCGTCGGAGCGCACAAAGTCCAGCTCGCTGGATACGAACAACTCTGGAACGAGAACCGCCCAGACATGAAAGTCCAGCGCCGCGGCATCGTCCGCATCGGCAAGGAATCCCCGGACGACTTCGAGGTCGCCTGGATGTTCTCAGCCGAGCCGTTCTGGAAGGTCTTCCAAGCGCGCCTCAACCTCCACTACGTCCAGCTCATGGCGAAGAAGGCCGCCTAATGCAAACCGCCAAGCAAACACTTGACGCCGCATCATCCGCCGTGTGCGGGTCACGCAACGAGGACTACGGCTCGCCCGCGGATGACTTCGCAACGCAGGCCGAGATGTTCTCCAGCTACCTGTCGCGCACCAACGGCGCGCAGGTCTTGGTCACGGCATCCGACATCGCCGCGCTGATGATCCTGGTAAAGATCGCCCGCCAAGCGCACTGCCACAAAGCGGACAACTGGATCGATGTCGCCGGATACGCCGCCTGCGGCGCCGAGTGCGATGCCAGACAAGCCGACCTCGCCTAAATGCCCCCGCGCAGAACCATCGCAATCGTCCGTAAGAAGCTCGGCCGCGAAAAAGCGGACGGCATGACTATGGGCGACGGCAAAGTCTACATTGATCCACGTCAGTCCGGCGCGGACGAGCTAGACACGGTTCTGCATGAGCTGCTCCACCATGTCTGCCCCGACATGAGCGAAGAAGCGGTCGCCGAGAAGTCCGCCATGATGGCGAGGTCGATGTGGAAAGACAAATGGAGGCGCGTCCACGAATGACCGCCGCCGGCTACATCCTCATCGGCCTCGCCTTGGGCGTAGTGCTCGGCGCCTTGGC